TGGTATGGTGTGGAGACCAGATGCTAATTTTGCAGAGGAGGTTGTTGAAGAGTGTGCTAGTTTTCCACATGGCGACCATGATGACTTGGCAGATTCGATGACACAGGCTATACTAAGATTCAGACAAGGTGGTTTTATATCCACACCTGACGATGAAGAATTTGAACCAGGATATAGAAGAAAAATGGAGTATTACTAATGGCAAATGAAAGTGGAAATAAAGTTTCAGACGCAGATATTGCAAAAATGAAAAGATTATTATCTAGTAAAGAAAGTGGTAAAACTGTATCAGATGCTGATGTTAAAAGAATGAATGAGATGTTGGGTAAAGTTCAAACTAAAGCTATGGGTGGCGAAGTTATGGACACAACAAAGTCTATGCCTGTTGGTATGATGGACGGTGGTAAAGTCAAGAAGATGAACATGGGCGGTGTTGCTAAAGGCAGAGGTGGAATGTTTAAAGGGATTAGATAATGGCTGGTAAAACAAAGAATGTATCTGCTGGAATAAACACCGCCATGAGTTTGGATTCTCAATCTGAAAAAGATTTAGCTCAATTGATGAAGAGATCTAAAAAGCCTCGTAAGATAAGAACTAAACCTGTTAAACTAAGCACTAAAAGTAACTCCATTCAGAAACCTGGAGCATTTGAAATACAAAGGAATGATATTATGAAAGCTAGATTTGGTGGCAAAGTAGTACAAAAAATGCAAAGCGGTGGCGAAAAGTTAAGTCAAGCTGAATTAGAAGCAGCTATTAGAGCAATAGAAGAACAAGGAAATGTTTTTGGCAAAGGTGAATCATTGTCTCCGTCACAAACTAAAAAAATAGCTGATAAATTTGAATCTGATTTTGCCAAGATGTTTGGCAAAAAATACGGTGGAGCAATAAGAAAAATGAGAAAGGGCGGTCTAATGGAAGCAATAAAAAAAGTTCAAGCAAAAAAAATGAAATTAGGTGGAGATGTTCCAAAACCTAAACCAAGACCTAAAAGTTTAAAGGCAGATAAAACAAAAATTTTGAATGAAGATTTTAGTAAAAATGTTGCTAAAACAAATGAAAAAAATAAAAAACTTATAGGTAATCAAAAGAAATTAGATAAAAATAAAGATGGTGAAATATCTGGTCAAGATTTTAAAATGATGGAATATGGTGGTAAAGTTCAAAAGATGAAGTATGGTGGTGTCGCAAAAGGTGGCAAAATGGGATGTCGTGGTATGGGTGCTGCAATTAAAGGTGGCGGATTCTCTATTAGATAGGATTTGAAATGGCGATTGAAAATGTAAATGGTATAGCAGATGCTGTAGCTCCAGAATTAGAAGCTAATTTAGTAAAGCTGCCTCCAGAGTCTTTAGTAGAAGGTGTTACAGAATTAGATGATGGGTCAGCCATTGTTGGTGAGATGGAGATGGAAGCAGAAGCTCCTATTGTTATTCCTTTTGACGCAAACTTAGCAGAACATATTGATGAAGATGTATTATCAGAAATATCTAATGAGATCATAGGCAATATAGAAGAAGACACCAATTCAAGAAGCGATTGGGAAGAACAATATAAAGGTGGATTAGAACTTCTTGGCATGAGTTATGAAGACAGATCAGAACCTTTCGAGGGTGCATCTGGTATAGTGCATCCACTACTTGCTGAGTCAGTTACACAGTTTCAAGCACAAGCATATCGTGAAATGCTACCCGCTGGAGGGCCTGTCAAGACTTCAATCATTGGAGCAGAAACTCCAGAGACATCAGCTCAAGCAGAGCGTGTTAAAAATTATATGAATTATCAAATAACTTACGAAATGGAAGAATATGATCCTGAATTAGATCAAATGTTGTTTTATCTTCCAATAGTAGGTTCAGCATTTAAAAAAGTTTATTTTGACCCAACAATGCAAAGAGCAGTAAGTAAATTTGTGCATTCTGAGGACTTAATCGTTCCTTACAGTGCCACGGATTTAGCAACTGCGACAAGAGTTACTCACTGCATTCGTATGGATAAAAATGAAATAAAAAAATTACAATTATCAGGATTTTATAAAGATATAGACCTTCCTAGTTCTGGTGCTGATTCAGATGGCATGAATGATGTGAAGGATACAATTAATGAGATAGAGGGTATTACAAGTAGTTCTTCACAGAACGAAGAGATGATGATTTATGAAGTTCACACAGATTTAGATATTGAAGGTTTTGAAGATATTGGAGCTGATGGTGAACCAACAGGATTAAAGATGCCTTATATCGTCACAATCATGGAGGACACTGGGGATGTCTTATCAATCAAGCGGAATTTCAATGAAAACGATCCGCTCCGTAGGAAAGTGCCTTATTTTGTGCATTATAAGTTCCTACCTGGTCTTGGCTTTTATGGCTTTGGTCTTACTCATACAATAGGTGGTCTTTCTAGGGCTTCTACGTCCATTCTGAGGCAGTTAATAGATGCTGGTACACTATCTAACCTGCCAGCAGGTTTTAAGGCTAGAGGAGCTAGAATAAGGGATGACGAGACACCTCTTAATCCTGGTGAGTTTAGAGATGTGGATATGGTCGGTGGTGATCTAAGACAAGCTATTATGCCGTTGCCATTTAAAGAGCCTTCACAAACATTGTATTCTCTTATGGGAACATTAATAGATTCTGGTAGACGTTTTGCATCTATGGCAGACATGAAAGTTGGTGAGATGCAGGGCAACGCTCCTGTTGGCACAACTATGGCTATCATGGAGCGTGGCACGAAGGTTATGTCAGCCATTCATAAACGTCTTCATTACTCACAAAAGATAGAATTTAAATTATTAGCCCGTGTGTTTTCTATGGGCGTTCCAATGTATCCGTATCAAGTACCAGGTGCGCCTCCAGAAATAAAACAGGCTGATTTTGATGATCGAATAGATATATTACCTGTTTCAGATCCTAATATATTTTCTATGTCACAACGTATTGCTTTAGCACAAACACAATTGCAATTAGCACAAAGTAATCCAGAAATTCATGGGCAGAATGGTATGTACCAAGCGTATCGTAAGATGTACGAAGCGTTAGGTGTTACAAACATAGATCAAGTGTTACAACCTCCTCCACAACCAATGCCCATGAACCCAGCAAAAGAAAATCAAGAAGCATTAAGATTAGGTGTGTTAACTGCATTTCCAGAACAAAATCATCAAGCACATATATCTGCTCATTTGGCAATGCTTTCTACTCCTGTGGCACAATCAAATGCTTCAATACTTATGACGTTGCAAGGTCATATATCCGAGCATATAGCAATGATGTCTGAGATAAATGCACAACAAGAAGTTATGGCTAGTATACCACAAGAGCAACAAATGATGATGCAACAAGATCCAAATATGCAAAAACAAATAACAGATCAAATAGCATCAAAAGCAGCTGAAATTGCAGCCGAAGTGCAAGAGCAGTATGCACAAGCACTTACACCTCCGCCACAAGAAGATCCTCTTGTAACTTTAAGAAAACAAGAGCTAGCTCTTCGTGGTTCTGAGATACAACAAAAAGCCGAACAATTTCAGAAAAAAGCAGAGATGGATATGCAAAAAGAGTCAAATGATACTATGATTGACAATAAACGTCTTCAGCAACAAGAAGAAATTGCTCAAGATAGAATACAAACTCAACGAGATATAGCAGCTATGAATGCTATGAAAGGAGGAAGAAGTGGTTAGTTCAGTTCGTGCAGGAATGATTGCACAAGAAAAAGAAAAAAAGAGACGTACAAGACTTGCTGAACAAGGTATAGTAACTTCACCAGAAGTTGTTATAAAAACAATAATAAAACAAAATCCTTTGGAAGTATTAGAGGTTATAGCGGATGTCGAACCAAAAAAGAAACAAAGTACAGAAGAAAATAAATCAAAGAAAAAGACAAAAGCCAAAAAACAATCCAAAAATAATAACAAAGTTCTCAAAGATAGCTAGACCACAAAGGTTTGAGGGCGTTTTTTAATGGAGAACTATTATAGATCCAGTAACAATATCATTAGCTGTAGGAGTAGCTAGTAAAGCCTTTGATGCGATTAAAAAAGGTTTTGCAGTAGGTCGTGATATTGAGCAAATGTCTGGTGACATTGGACGCTGGATGGGAGCTGTATCAGATGTTGATAATGCAGAAAAACAAGCGAAGAATCCTCCCCTTTTCGGTAAGTTGTTTAAAGCTGGATCAATTGAAGAAGCAGCTCTCTCTGCTTATGCAGCCAAGAAGAAACTTGAGGAACAAAGGTACGAACTCAAGATGTTTTTAAACCTTACCCATGGACCAGGAGCTTATGAAGAGCTTTTGGCTATGGAAGGTAGAATTAGAAAAGAACGTCAACAAACTATTTACAAACAACAACAATTACGAAGACAAATAGGTGAAGCAATTGGTTGGTTAGTTGTTGCAGGTTTGGTTGGTGCTTTTGCTGTATTAATGACAAGTATATGGATAAAAAGAGCAAAAGCAGACGGCAAAATGTATAATTCTCCAAAAGATTACACAAGGAATCAAAAGCTAAACAATGGAACAATAACATCACCTAAAATGACTACTTGTAGGTTAAAAAAACAACAAGTATTTAAAGATAAAATGGCTTGTATTTATCAAGGTGCAAACAAAACTTTTGAACTGGAATTTGCAGATATTAGAGTTGGTTGTCCAAAACAATATAAATGTGTTTTTAATCCTAATGGCAAAGAGCCATCTATAGACAAGGTAATGGAAAGTCTTAGGAGTATAGCTAAATGACAGCTTTTATGCTTGCTTGCACATTAAATGGTATAGCTACTGGTGGTATATATTTTGAGAATGTCAATGTGTGTTTACAATACAGAGACAAATTAAACAATCAATCTTATATGAAAGATGACAAGCCACAAGTGTATGAGTGTATGTGTAAGCTCATACCATTTGTTGATACTGAGAAAGTAAGGGTGTACTAATGGAAAAAGATAAAAAAATAGTTAACTTAGATATAGGTCAAAATAGTTTTGAGTTATCTTTAAGAATATTGGGTAACGAGTTTGTTGCAATAAAGATAGGCTCAACAAACTTTTCTGGCAAACTAATAGCAGGTGGAATTTTATTGTTATTTTTTACTTTAGTTTTATTAGAAGGTTTTGGATTAAATGAGGTTTTA